CGCCAGCGGCCGGACGCTGGCCGGGGGCGCGGGCTTCGTCGGCCAGCGCGCCGAACGCAGCGCGCAGTTCCCGGATGCGGTTAGACGCCCATTCAATGAGCGGCCCCAGCCGGTCCGTGATCCACGACTTGACGCCGTTGTACAGGGACCGGGCGAAGGCCACGGCCGCGTTGAACGTTTCGCCCCACCGGGCGGTGAACGCGGCGGCGCGATCCCCCAGCCACGTCAGCAGGGGGGCCACCGTATTGGCGAACACGTCGCGGATCGCACCGGCCATTTTCAGCACGGCGGCCTTCGCGCCGGGGAACAGGGCGTCCACCACGTTCAGGATGGTGTCCACCGCGTTGGCCACCAGCCCCTTGGCCGCTTCCCACGCGCCCGCCCAATCGCCGGACAGCAGGGCCACCACCAGCTTCACGGCCTGCGTGATGCTGCGGACCACGCCCGTGAACAGGCGGACGAAGGCGGCCAGCACCCGGCCCATGACCTCCGAAAACACGCGGGTGTAAATCGCGCTCAAGTCCTCGGCCAGTTCCTTCATGGTGCGGAACGCCTGCCCCACCGGTCCGGCGGCCAGCTGTTTAAACGCCGTGCCCAGCGTGGTCAGCAGGCCCTTCACGGACTGGAACAGGGCGGCGAGCGGCGGCCCCAGCGCGTCCATAATCACGGCCTTGGCCGTGGCCATGTTGGACAGGATCGCGTCTTTGAACAGGAAGAACACGGCGGCGGCGGCGGCAATGGCGGCGATGAACGGGGCGGTGGCTCCGATGATGAAGCCCAGCGCATAGGCCAGACCGCCGGACCCGGCGGCCATGCCCAGCGCACCAGCCACCCCCATGATCCCGGTGGCCAGCGTGCCCATGGCGGACACGACGGTGCCCGCGATCATGGCCAGCGGACCGATAGCAGCGGCGACGGCCAGCACGCCGATGATGACGCCTTGCGTGCCTTCGGACAGGTTCGTGAACCCGTCCAGCACCTTGATGACGAAGGGTTCCAGCGCGTCCAGCGCCTTAAGGGCAAACTCGCCAATGGTTTCTTGGAAGTCGCGCCACGAGTCGATTGCATCCGAACCGGGCACGGCGTCGCGGGCGGCCTTGCCCGCGCCTTTGAACTGGCGTTCCAGTTCGGTCAGGATAATGCCCTGCGCCCCGGCCACGTCATTGGCCGCCACCATGGCCTTGATCTGCGCTTTCTGCGCGTCCGTGAACTGGACCCCGGCGCGGCCCAGCGCGGTCAGGCCCTTGATCGGATCATTCAGCGCCTTGCCCAGCATCACGCTGGACCCGGCAAGGTCTTTCTTCATGGACGTGGCGTAGTCCACCGCCGCGCGCTGCGCCCGGTCGAACTGTTCCCCGGACACCTTGCCGAAGGTCAGCAGGGTGTTGGTCACGTCGCGCAGAATGTCGTCGTCATCGAACGTCGAAAGGCGCTGAAGCTGTTTCGCGGACAGTTCCAGCTGCGCGGCCGTGCGGCCGGACGCGTCGCCCATGGACTTCAGGCGGTCGTTCACCTGCGCCATGGCGTCCCGCGACTCGGCCGCCGCCTTCGCCCCGGCGGCGGCCATGGCGAGGAAGGGCAGAGTCACGAAGGTGGACATGTTGCGGCCGAAGTCCTGCATGGACCGGCCAGCGGTGTGGAAGCCGTCGCTGAACGACTTGACTTGATCGGCGGCCTTGCTGAAGCCGCTGGCGAAGTTCGCGATGGACGCCGACAGGTCGGCGCGTAGTGAACCGATGACGGCGGCCATAGCTTATTCCGTTCCCTTCAGGTCGAGGCCAAGGGTGTGATCCTCGCCCCCCATACTCTTAACCCACTGGCGCATGACGGCCAGCAGTTCGTCCGGCGATTTCTCGACTTCCACAACGGTCTGCCCGGCGATCCGGCGCAGGACGCGTTCCAAGTCCGGCAGCTTTTTGGATCGCGCGAACTGTTCCCCGTAATACTGCGCGGCCACGTCGGCGCTGAACTGGCGAAGTTCGCGGCGGTGCTGGCCTTCCAGCACAGCCGCGAACTCGCGAGGAGTCAGCTTCCAGAACACGGCCGGTAAGACCCCGGCGGCGGCGGCAGCTGTAAGCAGGTCGTCCCAGCTTACGAGTCGCTCGCCGCCTTCGCCGGGGGGTCACCGGCCGCAGCCTTGCCCTCCGTCTTCGCCTTGCGCACGGACTGCGCGCCGAAGGCTTCCATGGCGGTCTGGATCACGGCTTGGCCGTCTGGAATGTCCAGCTTGCCCACCATGGCCCGGACAGCGGCAGGCCCCTGCACGGGGTCGGCCAGTTCCGGGGCTTCGTGCAGCAGGCCAGCCCACAGCACCAGCTTCAGCTGCGAAACCTTCAGGGCAGCCATGACTTCCTGAAGGTTGTCGATGCGCGCCCCCAGCACGTCGCACAGCTGTTCCATGGCTTCGTAATCGAAGCGGAGGCGGTAGGCGCGGCCGTCCAGCGTGACGACGGCGGTTTGCGTGTCCTTCGTGGCCATGGGTTAGACCACCGGCGCGAGGGAAGGCTTGCCGGAAACCTTGCCGGTGAAGCTGCCCTGCATCTTGTCGTCCAGCGGGACTTCTTCTTCCAGCCCGGTCACCACCACCTTCATGGCGAAGCGGACCGGGACGGCGAACGGCAGGTCCATGAAGACGTACACCGCGCCGTCGTACTCGAAACCGTCCTGCACGGCTTCCTGCCCGGCGTCGTCGCCAATGCGGTTGTACGTCACGCTGATTTCGCCGCCGTCCTTCAGGCCGGACAGGAACTCGCGGTAAGCGTCTTCGGACTCCATGTGGGTGCCTTCCACGGCATCCTTGGATTTGTTCGGCGGGGACAGGTCCACCACCTCGCCGATTTTGTCCATTGCGGCGATCAGGGGCAGGGCGGCAGCGCCAAAGGGCGCTTTCTCCATGTACACCTTGGAGCCGTAGCCAATCCGGGCCTTCGTCATGTCTGGTATCCTTTCTTTGTCACACCCACACGGTGAACTCTAGCAGACGGCGGCGAACCTTCGGCCCGGACGTGCGGGTGCCTGATTCGGGTTCGTCGCGGTCAATAGTGCAGAAAATGCCCTGTACTTCCACAGCGTCGGTTCGGACCACCTGTCCGGCCGCGTCTGTCACGGGCACGTCCACCATGCCCTTGAATCCGTTGATGGCCTCGCGGATCGCGTCGGCCAGCGCCACGGCGGCGTCGTAAGTCAGGGCGAAGGCGTCCACCTGCACGCGGGCCTTCCGCAGCTGCGTCACCCCGTCCATGTGCATGAAGTGCACGCGCGAGGGGACCATGTACAGGGCCGCCGGATAGGTCGGCGCTTGCGGGAAGTCCACCGGGTACAGGCGGTCCCCGGCCAGCGCCACGAAGCCTTCGGCCGTCGTCACCAGCCGGTACAGGGTGTCTTCCAAGGTCGCCACGTTTAAACGCTCCCACGTGCAGCGGCTGAAGCCCGCTTGGCCTGCCGCTTGTAAAGGCGCGTGGCGCTGCGCTCAATCTCACGGCCAAGGATCATTCCGAAGTTCCGCAGGACCACGGGGGCGGTCTGGTCAAACGCCGGGCGCATGTACGGCTGCGCCAGCATCCGGCCCCGGTACGCGCCCGCCTTCATGGACGTGACCGCCGCGCCGGACTTGCGCCGGGCGTCGCCCTTGCCGGTCGTATAGCGCGGCGCGCTGCCGAACTCGAAAAGGTGCGCGAGGCGCGAGGGCATTTCGCCCACGTGAATGGTGGCCACATAGGTGCCGGACGTGGCGCGCACCTGCCGCCCGGCCTTGGCTTTCTGGCGGCGGGACAGTTGGCTGGACACGATAAGGCGGCGCTTCAGGTGTTCGGCCGGGGCATTGGCCTGCCCGGCTTCGGCCATGGGCACGGCGGCCTTCAGCAGCGCCCGGCGCAGGGTGGTCTTCGCCACCCGGAACGGCAGTTCGCGCAGGGCCGCTTCCAGTTCAGCGGCCCCGTGCAGTTCCATGTTTATGCCGCCCTTGCGCGCCATGTCAGGGGGCCGCCGTCGTCTCGCCGCGCGACTTGCACAGCACGAAGAACCCGGACCCGCGCTTGGGGATACCCACCACGCCGGACACGTTGAACGGCTCGCCCACGGGCTGGCCGCCGACGATGCGCTGAAGCCGGAACCGTTCTTCCGGGCCGAAGGTCTGCGGACCCGGCCACATGCGCATTTCAAAGGCGGTCGAGACTTCGGCCACCAGCTGCGCGGACACATAGCGTTCCACGGCTCCCACGGTCCGTTCACCCGCCCACACTTCCGTGACGGCCACCCACGCCTGCGTGGTCACTTCCCCCTTGGAAGTCTTCCCCTGCTGCGCCCGCTCAATGCGGATTCGCTGGTCCAGCTTCGCGCCCCTCACAGCAGGAAGTCCGGGTGCGAGGCGCGCAGGTTGTCCAGCATGGACTCCCACGCGGGCAGGATCGCCACGGACGTGCCCGCCACGACGGCTTCGCGGTTTTCGTACAGCTGCCCCAGCCGCAGGCGGGCGTACGCCTTGAACAGTTCCAGTTCCGGGTGGCCGTCCGGGTATCCCGTGGTGAAGGTGATCTGCACCGCGTCGTCATAATACCGCCCCGCCGGTTCGTATGCGGGCAGGGTCGGCCAGACGCTGCCGCCATGCAGGGACAGCAGCGCGTGGGGTTCGTTCTCCGACACCCGCACGCCGTACAGGGTGGCGGACACCGTTTCGCGGGTGCCGTCCGCGTTGCGATAGGTGACGCTATCCACGGACGCGAGCGGGGGCAGGGGCAGCGCGATGGGGCCGGACGGGAAGCCGCGCAGGGACAGGCGGTACTGCGTCCGCGACGGACCGCGATGCGTCCAGCTGTTCCAGCCGTCCACTTCGCCCTGCGCCGCCAGCGACATGCCACGCACCAGCGGGTCGTCCGGGTGGGCGGGCACGTCGGCGTCCGCCATAAGGACGCCCTCGCCGTCCACCGGCAGCGGGTCCAGCTTCAGGTGCAGGCGGGCTTCAGCGAAGGACAGCAGCGGCTGGATAAGGGCGACGCGCTGAAGGGTCGGCCGCAGTCCGCGCAGCAGGCTGCCGTCCCGGCAGGCCAGCACGTACGGATTGAAGAACGGGAAAAAAGGATCTGGCAACATGGCGGGCCTTTCGCACGGAAGGGGCAGGACAGGGGGGAAGGGTACGCCGGGGCCATGGACCCGGAAAGGCCGAACTGGACGCCTTCCCCGGCGCACAGTTTGACCGTGTTACACGAAGCGCCGGGGATACACGAAACCCGCCCACGCGGGGCGCGGGCGGGTCCATGTGCCCGGAAGGGCTAGGGCCGCCCTACTTGCCGCCCTTGCCCTTCACGATAGCCGGGGCGTCCGTGGTGGACAGGGCCTTGGGCAAGGTGCCGTCCCGGTTGCCGTCCGTGACCGGCGCGCCCTCGCCGCGATCCGCGATCACGGCTTGATCCACCGGGCCGCCGACAGTGGCCGGGGCCACGGCGTTGGTGTTCACGGCCGGGTCCGCGTTGTCGTCGTCGTCGTCGGCGTCGGCGGCGTCGGCTTCCAGCGGGGTGGGGTCGATCACCTTGGCGGCGATCAGGACGGCGGCGCGCTCGGCGTCGGCCTTCACGGTCCGGCCCTTCTTGCGGACCTTGCCCGTGGTGGTGTCGTGGAACTCGGTCGTGACGCGGTAGCGCAGTTTGCCGTCGCCGTCCGTGTCGTGGGCGTCCACGTTGGCGTCCGCCGTCTTCGCGGCAGCCTTGCGGGCCTTGGCGGTGTCGGCGTCCGGGGCGGCCTTGTCCGCCGGGTTGGCGGTGCTGGACGTGGACGGCTCCGCAGCGGCCAGCGCGGCGGTGGCGGTGCCGGGGGCCGGGTCCGTGGTGGCCCCGGCTTCAGGGGCGGCGGCAGCGGCAGCGCCGGAACCGCTGGATTCAGCGGCGGCGAGGGCGGCCATTGCAAGGCCGGTGTTCAGGATGTGCAGGCGCTTCATGGACGGGGTTTCCTTTCGTGTCCGTCGTCTTCAGAAAAACGGGGCGGGCGCTTGTGCACCCGCCCCGCGTGGTCGTCTCTCGTTACCGGGCGCTGGCGATCCTTAGACCGCCACCGGTCCCAGCTGGACGAAGGGCGAGACTTCGTAACCCCCTTCATCGGTGTGCGGCGCGGTCAGCCACGGCTTGCCGCCGACGTTCCAGAACGCCTTGATGACCGTCTTGTTCTGCGTGAACAGGACGTGTTCGGACGCGGCGACGAACGGGCCGGAACCGTCCTTGATGATGTAGTGGGCGGGGTCCACCAGCATCACGTCCCCGGACGTGCCCAGCGCCGGGTTGAACGGCGACCACTTCACCGGATAGCCCAGCAGAGTCCCGGCGAAGCCGTCGCGGGCGTTCGCCTGCCACATGGCGTTGCCGTTCTCGTCCTTGAAGGTGGCGATCTGCGGCAGCAGGGCCTGCGGCATCATCCAGAACGCACCGGCCGCCATGTTCAGCAGGCGGGCGACCATGGCCAGCGCGTCGGCATAGGTGAAGCGGTTGGCCAGCGCGCGGGGCACCACCAGCGTGCCCGCGTCGCCAATGATCCCCTTCGGCTTGCCCACGCCGTTGCCGCGCAGGAAGGCGAACTCCCCGGATTGCAGCAGGGCGGCGCGGAACTGGCGACGGATCAGCGGATCAGCGCCGCGCCAGTTGCGCAGCAGCTTGTCGGTCACGATCATGTAACCGGCCGCTTCGTGGGTATCCACGGTCACGTCCTTCAGGGCCATGTCGGTCAGCGGCTTTTGGCCGCCTTCCTCAACCCACGACACCGTGACGCCGCCGAAGACGTGGCCCGCCGTGTTCCCCGACTGGTCGAGGGCGGGCATGGTGATACCCGAGTCCGGCTGGTTCGGGTCGGCGTCGATGACCATGGCCCCCGAACGGATGGGGGCTTCCGCGTAGGTCGGCAGTTCCAGCAGCTGGTTGCGGAAGGTCGGCGGAATGGCGAAGCCGCCCGCGCTGCCGGTGTCCATCCGCATTTCGGCGTACGTGTCCATGTCCACGCCCAGCGCGGCGGCGCGCTGTTGCGGGGTCATGTTGGCTTCGGCGGCGGCCCCGGCGGTGGCGTCGTAGTGCAGGCGCGAGTCGTTCGGGTTGAAGCGAACGGCGGCCATGAACTGGCCAAGGTTCTCGAACTCGCGCACGGCGGGTTCGCCCTGCGCATGGACGGGGCCACCGGCACCGGCCGGGCCAGCGCCACGGGCGGCGGCCGGGGTGATCGCGGTGGCTGCGGCTTCGGCCTGTTCCAGCCCGACGACGCGCGCAATCTGCGCGTCAAGGCGGGTGGCTTCGGCCACGAAGCCGTCAAACGCCGTGGTTTCCTCGGCGTTCAGTTCGCGCCCGCCGTCCGCCGTCGCGGCAGTCAGCAGGGCGCGGGCGGACTCGCGGGCGGCCTGAGCGGCGGCGCGGAGGGCGGCAAGGTTCATGGTCTTCAGTTCCTGTTCTGTTTCCGCGCCGGGTTCTTCAGCGAATCGCGACGGCTGCGCGTGAGTATATGCCGCGATAAGGTCAAGGGTTAAAGGGTAATCCCGGCGAGCCGGGCCTGTTGTTCAGCGAGTGCGAGCGAACGCCCGCCACGGGCCGCCGGAACGGCGGGGGTTTCAGCTGCGCCAAGGGCCGCCAGCGTTTCCGCCAGACCGCGCACCTTGTCGGCCATGCCACGCTGCACGCAACGCGGGGCCGTGTAAACGCGGCCCTTGCCGTAGTCGTCGCCGCGCACCACGGACTCGGCCACGCCCCGGCCCTTGGCCACGTCTCGCACAAACATGCCGTACCCGTCGTCCACGATTTCCTGCACGTGGGCGCGGGCTTCATCGGTCAGGGGGCCGGTGTCGTTCCCCTCCGTCTTGTACCCGCCCTGCGGCGCTTCCACGTACACCTTGGACACGCCCGCCTGCGCGTACGCGCCGGACAGGTCCGTGTGCGGGATATAGGCCCCGACGCTCCCGGCGACGCCGGACTCGGTCATGTCGATTTCATCGAACGCCGACGCCAGCCAATAGGCGGCGCTGCTGCACTGGCCGATCACCACGGCAATCAGGGGCTTGCCCCGGCCGCGCATGGCCATGATGCGGGCATGCGCTTCAGGCACCCCCGTGGTGACGCCGCCGGGGCTGTTCCACGTCACCACAATGGCCTTCACGTCCGGGTCGGCCATGCAGCCTTCCATGGCGTTGACTAGCGCCGCCGGGGACACGGCGTTGTACCCCATAAGGTAGTCCATGAAGGTCTGGCGCGGGGCAATGATCCCGTCCACCGGGATGACCGCCACGGCCCCTTCGCGCCGGGCGACGGCGGCGAGGGTGGCCGGATGGATCGCGGCGGCCGACGCCGCCGGGTCCACGGCGTCGGCCGCGCTGGTGTCCATGGTGCGGGTGTCCACCAGCTGGCCGGACTCCAGCTGCGCCATGATCGCGTCGCCCACTTCGCGCTGGATTGCCCAGCAGGTGGACACGGCGGCGCGCAGCAGGCTGGCGCGCAGGTTGTTCAGGTCACGCGGCATTGTCGGCAGTCTCCGGTTCAGCGGCGGGCGGGGGCGCGCCGAAGTCAGGGGGTGGGGCGTTGCGGCGGGCCACGCGCGCTTCGGCGGCGTCCGTCACGGTCTGCATGTTCATGGGCACGAGGAAGTCGTCCAGCCCGTCCACGGGGTTCAGGTCTTCCAGTTCGCGGGCTTCGTTCCGGCTCATCCAGCCGTCCGTGATCCCGTCCTTGTACATGCCCCGGCGCGCCGTGGTGTCGCCGCGCAGGTAGGCGTTCAGGTTGAACTTGAAATAGTACCCGGCCGCGCGCTCGGCAGGGGTCAGCAGCTTGGCGTTCATTTCCTGTTCCGCCGACACAGCCCAGTCCGCCAGCGTCCAGCGGACGAAGGCGCGCGACATTTCTTCCAGACCGGACCCCCAGCTGGTCGCCTTTTCGTGGCTGAACAGGAGGAACAGGGGCACGCCGAACATGCGGGCGACCTGCGCCACGGTCCATTCCTGCGTGCCAAGGAACTGCGCGTCTTCCGGGGGAATCGTGGTGGCAATCCACTTCATCCCTTCTTCCAGAACCTTCACCCGGTGCGCGTTGTCCAGCCCGCCCTGTTTCTCGAAGTCGTCGCGCACCCGGCCCTTGGCCGGGTCGGACAGCTTGCCGGGGTGGATCAGCACGCCGCCGGACTTGGCGTCGTTCGCGAAGAACCCGGCTCCGAACGCTTCGGCGGCGAGGCCCAGCCCCACGGCCTGCCGCGCCAGCGCGATGGGCGACAGCCCCACGTACCCGTCCCACCCCATGCTGGCGAAGTGCAGCACGTCTTCGGACGGAATCAGGAACTGGCGATTGTTCACCGTGGTGCGATAGCCCAGCCGGTCGTTCGTCAGTTCGGGCGCGGTGCGATCCGGCAGCAGGGGCCACAGGGCCACGGCCTCGCCGGACCGGCGGCGCTCGATTTCCACGAAGCCGTTACCCCACCCGGCGGCGTGACCGAAGACGGTCTGGCGGCCCTTGTGGCTGGTCTGGCGTTCGTTCCAGCGGTGCGCCACCACGTCATACAGCGGGTGTTCGGTCGCGGCGCGCGACTGCGTGCGCGAACCCACGGTGGCGGCGGTCCGCTGCATAAGCTGACACGGCACCTGCGCCATGGCGCTGGCGATCACGGAAATGGCCCGGAAGACGGCGGGCATGGTCATGGCGCTGTGTTCGTTCACAGACACCCCGGCCCGCGTCCGGCCGCCGCCGATATGGCGCACCATCCAGTGGTTCGGGTCGGACATAAGGGTGCGTGCCCCGTCCGACAGCTCCCCGGCCGACGCCACCCCGGACAGGCTCGCGCCGCCCCTTGTAATCCACCGTCCGGTCACGTCGTCACCTCTGCCAAGCCGCGTTCCTCATACACGCTGCGCTGCGGCAGCGCGGCGTTGTTCAACAGGCCCGTGGCCATAATGCTGGCCACCGGGCCGTCAATCTTATTCCCCTGCCGTTCCTTGCGGGGGTACACGTTGTCCTTCGCGTCTTCCTTCGCCACGACGTTGGACAGCATCCACGTAAACATGGGGTCGCCGTCGTGGTCCACGAAGCCCGCGCGAATCAGTCCGTCCAGATACTTCATCGGATCGGACATAGTTTGAACCGTCTGGCGATATTCCACCACAGGCACGCCTTCGTTCTGTAGCTGCGTAATCAGCTGCGTGGCCTGCCACGGGTCCACGCCGACGACTTCCACCTGAAGGTATCCGGCAAGGTCCAGCAGGTCGTCCCGTATCTGGTCCATGTCGATTAGAGAACCCGGCGTGACGATCACCCGGCCTTCAGCTTCCCACGTCCGGTAACGCTCGTTTTCCGGCATGTTTACGGTGTCTTCGGGCAAGTAGAACCGATGGAACAGGGCGAACCGCTTACCGCGCGCCGCCGCCATTTCTTCGGGATACTTGAACATAATGGACATGGCGGCCACGTCGATCTTTGACGCCAAGTCCAGCGTGACCACGCACGACATGTCCTTGAACTGTTCCAGCGACAGGCCGGGGTTCGCCGCGTCCTGCCACGCCAGCACATTGAAGTACGGTTCCCGCGCCTGCACCCACACGTTCAGGTGTTTGGTCTGGAAGTTCCCGGCCTTGCGCGGCGACAGCTTCGCGTTGTTCAGCTGCGTGGTCAGGAACTCCGCGAAGACTGACACGCCGTAGTTCGGATTTGCTTTCCGCAGGGTCGCCGGGTCGGACCAGTCGTCGCCCTTGTCGATAGTCCAGATGACCGCGAACAAGTCGTCCGCTTCCACCAGTCCTTCCAGCATGGTCTGCGCGTCCTGCTGGAACGCGTAGCAGGGGCCGGACAGGTTATCGCCAGCCGTGGTGATGATGATTTGCAGCGGCTGTTCCCGCGCGCCCATGCCGGTCTGCATGGTGTCCACCTGCGCGTCCGTGGGGTGTTCGTGGTACTCGTCATGGATCGCGCAGGACGGGCTGGACCCGTCGCCGGGGTTGCCGATGATCGGTTCAAACCGGGACTCGTTGCTGGCCACGTGCAGGTTGCTGGCGTTGAACGTCACGCCGAAGTACGCCGCCAGTTCCGGGTCTTTGACCACCATAAGCCGCGCCGGGCGGAAGACCTCCCACGCCTGTTTTTCGGACACCCCGCCGCAATAGACTTCGGCCCCGTGTTCGCCGTCCGCGCACAGCATGTACAGGCCCCACCCGGCGGCCAGCAGGCTCTTTCCGTTCTTCCGGGGAATCAGCAGGAAGACCCGGCGGAACCGGCGCAGGTGCTTGCCGTCTTCGTTCGGCTTCCGGTGCACCCACCCGAACATGCAGCAGGTCAGGAAGACCTGCCACGGCTCCAGTTTGATGCGCTCGCCCTTCGCCGCCCACTTCCCCTTCGTGTGGCGCAGCAGGGACAGGAACCGGCAGACCCGCGCCGCCTTCGTCCCGTCGAAAATGTACGGGTACGCCTTGCTGGCCTTGGACCGCTTCAGGTCGTTCAGGTGCCGTTCGCAGGCGAGCCGGACCCACCGGCAGGCGACGACGCGGCCGGACACCACGTCGCGGGCGTACTTGTCCGCCGCCTTCAGGAAGGCTTCCGGGGTCGGAATGTCCGGCGCGGCCACGGCGGGTTAGAAACCGGCGAAGGCGCTGGCGGGCTTCGTCGGCGCGGCCGACACCTTGCTGATGCTGGCGGGGCTGAGTCCGAACTCATGCAGCAGGGACTGAAGGTGCCGCATGGCGTCGGATCGCAGGCGCGCTTCCGGCCGGACCTTGGGCACCACTTCCCCGGCCGTGTTCGTGGTCATAAAGGTGTACCCCAAGTCTTCCACCATGGCCTGATGCTGCTCGACTTCCTCAACGCGCAGGGCGGCAAGGTACAGCATCATGGCGTGGTCGCGGCTGGCCATGCCCATGCCCGCAAGGATCGCGGCCAGCCCGGCGAAAATCTCCGCCCCGCGTGGCGACATGAACGGCGGGGGTTCGGGCATTTCTTCGGACGGCTTCGGGGTGTGTTCGTCCGCGCCGTGGCGATCCGGGCGGAAGGTGCCGCCGACGACGTGCAGGTGGCGGGGCTTCCGGGGCCGCCCGCCTGCCCCGCCGTTAGCGCCCACGGTCAGACCCCAGCGGCAGGTGGCGGGGCAGGGCGTAGTGCCGGACGGCGGCGGCCAGCAGTTCGGCCTGATAGTCGCGCAGCGGCTCGCCCATGACGGTCTGCACGAAGTGCCGGGGGGCGTCCGGGTGACGCACAGCCAAAGGCACCACGGGGGCCGTGGCCAGCTGGACAACCCGCACGCCTTCGCGCAGCTGGCGGCCCTGTTCCGATTCGCGTTCCGTACTGGTCATGGGACCACCCTAAAAAATCTCGTGAGTTTTGACGAACTAAAAAAGTGCG